GTTAAACAATGATGATGTTGAAGGTTATGAAGCAAAAGAAAAAGAAATAAAAGCACTTGATGAAAAATTCGAGAAAGTAGCAAAAGCTCAGGCTAATATAAGTGCTTTAAAAGACAAATCTCCAGTAAAAAGCAATTTCATCAATGACAAAAAAATTGATGAAAATAAAAACACTGGCGAAGAAAATATATTTAATACTGTTGAATATCGAAAAGCATTTATGAATTATGTTCAAACAGGGGAATCAATTCCTAGTAAATTCCAATCTGAAATTCAAAAAATGACTAACGCAGACGAATTTACTCATACCACTGATGCAGATGCTGTAATTCCTTCTACAATTCTTGAAGAAATGATTGAAGAAATGGAAGAATACGGGCAAATATTTGAGCTTGTAAGAAAAACTAATATCCGTGGAGGTATGGAAGTTCCAATTTCTTCTTTAAAACCAGTTGCAAGTTGGATAGGAGAAGATACTCCCTCTGATAGGCAAAAAGTCAGCGCTGATGATAAAGTTTCATTCAATTATTATGGCCTTGAATGTAGAGTTTCAATTGGTATAGTGGCTAGCGCTGTAACTCTTGACATGTTTGAAAATAGATTTGCCGAAGCAATTGGAGAAGCTATGATTAAAGCCGTAGAAAAATCTATTATTGCTGGAGATGGATCTGGTAAACCACTTGGCATCACTAAAGATAGTAGAGTTCCTGCAGAAAATATTATTGAACTTTCATCTACCGACTTTGCTGAATGGGAAGGTTGGAAGAAGAAAGTGTTTGCTAAAATTCCTCTTGCTTACCGTGCTGGTGGAGCATTTATTATGGCCTCCGGCACATTTGAAGGTTATATTGATGGCATGACTGATGCTAATGGACAGCCTATAGGGAGAACTAATTATGGAATAGTAAACGGTCCTCAAGAAAGATTCGGTGGACGAAATGTTATATTAGTCGAAGACGATGTTGTTGCTCCTTATGAATCAGCATCTAATGGAGATGTTGTTGCGGTCTTCTGCAAACTATCTGATTACTGCGTAAATTCAAACATGCAGATGACTATGTATCGTTGGACAGATCATGATAATAACGAAAAAGTAAACAAAGCATTATTAATTGCTGATGGAAAAATTCTTGATCCTAACGGAGTAATCATTGTCAAGAAAGCTGCATAAATAAAATAAATTAGAAGGCTGGCAAATGCTGGCCTTCTTTTAATTAAGGAGGTTAAATTATATGAATAGATATAAGTATAACTTAGGCCAATTATTAACTACTGATGTAAATTCTTTAGGAGTAGAGAGGGGTTTTGTTGCTCATTATGATTTAGGCCCAGTTGAAGCCCAAGACATTGCAGGCGTTTTAGGAACTACCGCATTAACTGCTGAAACTCAAACAATTACAGAAGGAATCACTGACCCTGATGTTCCCAGAAACTTAAAAATTAAAGCAAATGCAGCAAGTGTTGCTGGCGATATTGTAGTTAATGGAACAGACATTGATGATAATGCAATTAGCGAAACTATTTCGCTTAATGGGGATACAGAAGTTCAGGGGAATAAAGCTTTTAAAACAGTTACAAGCATTGAATTGCCTGTTGAAACAAATGCCGGCGCTGATGAGATTCAAGTAGGTGTAGCAAATAAGTTAGGATTACCTTACAAACTTGAAAGAAATACAGTTTTAAAAGCTTATCGCGACAACACTCTTGAAGGTACTGCCCCGACTGTTACTGTTGATTCTGCTAATATCGAGAATAATACAGCATTATTGGACAGCGCGATGAACGGCACTAATGTTAATATATATCTGATTGTTTAGGGGGCGATTAAATGGCTCTCTTAGATGATGTTAAAAAATCATTGAGAATCAGCTCAACAAATACTGCTTTTGATAGTGAAGTAACTGGATTAATCGAATCATGTAAGCTTGATCTAAATACCGCAGGAATAGTAGTTATTGATGAAGCAGATGCGCTTACAAAGCATGCGATTATACTCTATGCTAAAGGTCATTTTGGTTATGACAATGATGAAGCGGAAAGATTTCTAGAAGTTTATGAAAATCTCAAAAATAAAATGTCAATGCTATCAGAATATAATACGGCGGTGGAATAAATGCGATATAACAAAGTTATTAAACTTATTTCATCGACAATAACTCAAGATGACTGGGGAAATGAAGTTGAGGAGCGGAACGAGCGAGAAGTTTTCGCTAATGAAAATTCAATCGGATCATCAGAATATTATAATGCTGCCAGTCAGGGATTAAGGCCAGAAGTTAAGTTTGAAATTCGCTCAATAGAATATGCAGGCGAAAAAGAAATTAAATTCGACGGCGACATCTATAATATTATTCAAAGTCAGTCGTTGGGCGCTAAAACTATTCTAATCAACTGGCAGACGAAATAGTTAACACAGTTGAGAATTACACCGAACCAGTCAAAAAAGAGATTGAAAAAGAGACTCGTTCATTTGCCAGAAAGATCAAAAATGAGATTAAAGAAAAGTCTCCTGAACTAACTGGAGACTACAAAGCGGGCTGGTCTTATACAACAAGCAAAAAACATGGTCGGATAGTGATCACAGTTTATAACAAAACTGATTATCAGCTAACACATCTTTTGGAAAAAGGCCATGCAATAGCTGGCGGAACTGGCAGAGTTCCTGCATATCCGCATATTGGGCCAGTTGAAAGAAAATATATTCCGCAGTACGAAGAAAGAATCAATGAAATCTTAAAGAACGGTGGGTGATTAAATGACTTATATAGAGTTATTCAACAGCTTAAAGACTCTTGGCTATCCTGTAGCATATGATATTTTCAACAGTCCACAATCACCGCCATTTATCACGATTCTATACACGAATAATAATGATTTAATGGCAGATAATATTAACTATGTAGATGTCAAAAATTTTCAGATTGAACTCTACACCGACAAGTATTATCCACCAACAGAAAAGGAAGTTGAAGATTTACTTAAAAACATTGGACTTGCTTATGACAAATCGCAAGTACCAATGCCAGACGAAGATTTATACCAGACAGTTTACGACATTGAATTAATATAATAGGAGGTTTATAAAAATGCCAGAAAACAAAGTTACTTTTGGTATATCAAATATGCATGTCGCTTTTTTAGGACAAGCACAGACAGGTAAAATTGAGGTTACAAATCCGCCATCAACAGATGGAGAAATAACATTACAAATCACAGCAGACACTCTTTTGGGAGTTGATTCCCCAGCAAGTGTTGTAATACCTTTAGCAAGTGAAACTCACACAAATGCAGCTAAAGTTGCATCAGCAATCGTGAATGTATTAAACAATGATGATGTAATCAACGAAGTGTTTAGGGTTTGGCACAATGTCGGGGTAGTATATCTTGCAACAAAGGTAGCACAAACTGATGATGCTACATTATCAATTTCATTTACAGATACAGGTGTTACCGGAGCGACAATGGGTACTTATGCAGAAGTTGCTGACGGAACTACTGGTTATGGAAACCCAAAAGCTGTAGATGGAACTGTTAGCTTAACAACTACTCCTGAAGGTGATGAGAATACTTTTTATGCAGATAACACAAAGTATTACATCTCAACTACTAATAATGGTTATACAGGAGATTGGGAAGCTGCTAAGCTGCCTAAAGATATTCTTGCAGAAATGGTTGGAATGATAATTGATAATGATGGAGCATTAGTCGAAGATGCCGACGGAAAACAAAAAGAATTTGCTCTCATGGGCCAATTTGAAGGTGACGATCATGCAGGTAGATTTGTATATTACAGATGCAAGTCTTCTAGACCTGGACAAAACAGTTCTACAACTGATTCTGGAGTTACACCTGACACTAATACAGCCGGACTAACAATGCTGCCGTATGAGTACGATGGTAAAAAAATTGTTAAGAAAACTATTGAAAAAGCAGATAATGAAGCAGTTTATAATTCTTTCTTTGATGCTGTTTCAATGCCAAACTTTGCTGCTTAATAGGAGATGGTAATTAATGAAAAAAATTAAATTAACAAATAAAAAGATAGGGCTTAGGGCTACTCCTATGGCCCTTCTTTTTTATGATCAAGCTTTTGATAGCGATTTAATTGCAGACTTAGCAAAATTCCAACAAGAACATTTACCTAAAGTAGTTAATGGCGACTTTAGCAGTTTTAAATCAGTCAATCTACTAAAAATTGGTTGGGCTATGAATAAAGCAAATAATTACCCTGGTGATTTTCCAACTTTTGAAGAATGGGTTAATGATTTAGATTCACAAGATGTAACAAGCCCTAAATTTATGATGGGGGTAGTCAACGAAGCGACAGATGGCTTTTTTCGTAGAAAAGAATCTGGAGGAAAACCAGAGGCAGAATAAAAACCGCGAGACTGATGATAAGTTACATTTAATAATTATTGCAATGAGCAAAAAAATGAATATGTCTTTTGAAGAGCTTAATCAATTTAGAGTCAAAGATTTTTTAGAAACTTTTAATATTTTTACAGGAAAATCAAGTCAAAATGATTTAAAAGAAAACAACAAACCCAGAAAAGCAACTCAAGCAGATATAGATATTATGATGGGGCGGAGGTGACTAAATGGCTAGACAAATCAAAGGTATAAGTGTTCGTATAGATGCAGAAACAAAAGGCCTCAATGCTGCTCTTAAAGATGTCCGTTCTGAATCAAACAAAATAGGCAGGGAACTCTACAAAGTTAATCGAGGTTTAAGGTTTTCTCCAAAATCAACAGAATTATTAAGCCAGAAACAGGATTTATTAAAAAATAGAATTGAATCGACAAAAAAAGAACTGAGTGCTTTAAAACAGTCCCAAGATGAAATAGAGAAAAAGTTTAAAAAGGGCGAGATAGATGATAAGCAATATCGTGAATTTAAGCGAGATATTGTTCAGGCCGAAAGCAAACTTGATACATTCAATGGCCAGTTAAATGAAACTAACAAGCAAGCCAGAAATGCAAAATATGGATTAGATGATCTCAAAAAAGCTGGTAGAATGCTTGCTACTGGAATGGCTGCAGCTGGAGCTGCTATTACATCGGTTGGGTATGTAGTCGGCAAAGAAATCAATAAGACAATGGAATATGCCGATGAAGTAGATAAGTTGAGCCAGAAAATGGGCTTAACAAAAGAAGCAACTCAGGAATGGACTTTTGTTGCCGAACAAAATGGGACTACTCTA